TCGGTTTACGGCCTCTTCCGCCGCTATCCTGCTTTGTTCCGCTGACTGTGCGCTTTCTGCTGACTCCCGGGCTTTTTCTGTTGCGGTCGTTGCATCCCTGGCTGCATTACCGGCTGCACTTTCTGCCGTCTTTCTTGACAATTCAGCTTCTGCTGCACTTTGTGATGACTCACTGGCTTTTTGAGCGGCCGCAGAAGCCGAGGACGAGGACGCATCCTCTGACTGCTTTGCTGAGGCTGCACTTTCTGCCGCCTGCCGGGCTGACTCCGATGCCTCCCCTGCTGAAGTGTCAGCATTTGCAGCGCTCTCTTCTGCCTGACTGGCTGATATGCCGGCATTCCTCGCTGACGTCTCCGCCTCTCCGGCATTCTTCTTCGCCTCCTCAGCGTGACGCGCCACCTCTTCCACCATCAGTTCAAAACGGCGCAGTGCCTCCGGCCGGACGTCATCCTCCGACATGGCACCGAGAAAATCATTCAGCGTACCGGGTTGAGAATCTTCATACACGGTGATGGTCCCGGCATGTGACGGCGGGAAGCCCTCCACCAACAGAATGACGCTGTACTGACCGTACTCAACGTCCATGCTGTAACGACCGGCTTCATCCGGATTTTCAGAGGCCACCGTGTTCACCACCACCGTGCTGCTGGTCCGTCTGGCTTTCAGTTGAATGGTGCAGTTCTCTACCGGTTTTCCTGTGCCGTCTTTCAGTACACCTGAAATCTTTACTGCCATATTCACCCCACAAAAAAGCCCGCCTGAACCGGCGGGCTGTCATAACACTGTGTTACCTGGCTAATCAGAACTTATAACCGACACCCACGATGAAACCGTCAGTGCGCCAGTCGCCACTGCCGGAGCCTTCATAAGCAATATCAATGGCCACGGATTCGGTCGGGTTAAACTGCACGCCAGCCCCCCACGCCAGAGACGTGTTGCTGTGGCGACCGTCATCACTTCCGGTCAGCACGTCGTGCGTTTTCTCCTTGTTGTCAGTTACGCGGAGATAATCCCCGGAGAAAGTCGACACACGGCTGTAAGCCACACCCGCCATCGCATACGCGCTGAACCATTCATTCACGCGCACAGACGGCCCCGCCATTACGCTGAACCAGCGGTTACGCACGGAATCTTCATGCCAGCGGATATCGCTGTAGTGCGTTTTTTGCTCATCTTCAGCATTGGCATAACTGAATGACGTCACCAGCCCCAGCGTGTCCGTAAACTCATAACGGTATTTCACGTTAATCCCGTTCAGATCATCACTACCGGGAACGTTCGTCGAGGCATGGAGATACCCCGCGCTCAGCGTGGACTGATGTTCAGATGCCCATGCAGGCGCACCGGATACGGACAGACAGATGGCTGCGGACAAAATGGCTGCACAAACTTTACGCATAATTACCTCTCGCTTTTCTGCAATAAAAAAGGCACCATTTCTGGCGCCCGTATCTGGGTTATAAAATTCAGCTAATCGTGATGCCTGCAGTGGCTTTCTTCATCACCACAACCAGCAAATCGCTGATACTTGCTGTGGGATACCAGTTATTTACCAGCCATGCTGACACCGAAAACTCCAGTGTCATGTGACCGTGACCGGCAGGCATATCAATAACACCACTGTAAATCAGCGTATTATCCAGCGCGGTACGGTTATAAATTTCAGCACCGTTTTTCCGTACTATCAGGCGGCATGACGAATAAATATCGTTATTCTCCCGCTCATGTTTAGCGCCGCTGAATGCCACCGCCGGAATAACAATCTGCCGGTCAAAGGGCTGATCGTCATAAACCCTGACGGTGATGGTCCCTGATGGCCACCGTTCCGGTGCACGGGAGTCCCGGGGGAAAGCTTTGCCCACTGTTTTAACGAGATCGCCTTCAATCTGGTTGGCGGACAGTTTTCCCAGAACCCGACAGTTCTCGTTAATCGTGACGTTGTTGAGCGTCCCGGAGTTCGCATTCACGTTACCGCTGATATCGGCATTTTTCGCCGTCAGCCGCCCGTCCGGTGTCAGGGAAAATACCGGAGGATTACCGCCGCTGGTAATGGTGGGAGCCGTCAGGCGTTTCAGGAACACTTCGTTCATGAATATCTGATCGCCCTGCCCAACAAACATCGGCTTTGTGTTGCCATTCGCAGGATTAATCATCGCAATCCTGTCTGCCGCCAGCAGCACCTGACTCTGCATGCCGTCAGGGGTGTTCTCAATACCGGCACCAATACCCGCGATATAAAGGCGTCCGTCCTGCATCTGCTGCAGCTTCACAGCCCACATGCTGTTCAGGTTATTATTTGTATCAACCTGAACCTTCTGTATCTGCTGAATTGCCGCACTCTGGTCTTCCAGTTTCTTATTGACGGTCTGCGTGATTTCATTGCTGACATCCGTAATGGACGTCCTGATTTCAGCCAGGTCAGGCGCAAGCTGACCGTTATCAATCTGCGTCCACAGCTCCTGGGCCAGATGTGTTTTCCCGATTTCTCCTTTGAAAAAATCCAGGTAACCTTCCGCATCATCGCTCGCCCGACCGACAGCCTCCACGAATGCCGATTTGCCAACAGTATTCACACTGCGGATATAAAAATAATAATCATGGCCCGGTTTGATATTGATACTGGCAGCTATCCAGTACAGCGCCGAGCCAAGATAGCGGGCTGCGGTTTCAACCTGCCTGATATCCGCAATCCGCTTTTCCGAGAACCAGAACTCAAACTGTACCGTCGGGTCATAAACGGCAAGATGCGGCGTGGCGGTTATCTGAAAATAGCCCGGCGTCAGCTCAATCCGCGACGGTGCTGCCGGTGCGGCAATCCGGAAGGTGGTGGTGGCAGGTTCACCCTGCTGGCCATAGCTGTTTATCGCCCGCACCGTCAGGGTGTATTCCCCGAGCGGCAGGCCGCTGAAACGGTGCTCCGTGTCTGCGGTGATGGCGGTGGTCACCAGTCTGGCATCCGTTCCCTTACCACTGGTCAGGCGCAGACTGAAGCGCACGCCCTTCACCACCCGCGGCGTGTCCCATTTAGCCTGCGCCAGATACTGGCCGTCAGCTGCACTCACCTCCACCGTCAGGTGCTGTACTGCCGGTGGGATGACGCTGTTCAGGGAACCTGACTGCGGCTCAAAGCGGGCACCGTTATCCACGATGGCTTCTTTTTCCGGTACGTGCTGCACCGCCGTGATGGCAAAGGTGCCGTCCGTGTTTTCCCGGACGGAGACACAGCGGAACAGGCGACGGCGCAGTGACGGCAGGGAGAGTCCCCACACCCCGTATGTCTCCACACCATCAGGCAGGGTACTGACCTGTATCCGGTCCGGCGCGGGGTGTGCGGTGATGTCCACACTCACCGGCTTACCGCTGCCGTTAATCAGGTTCACCGCCGATGTACCTGTCTCCGGCAGGGTAACCTCACGGTCCAGCGTCAGGGTGCGGGTGGCAGCATCAATGGACAGGACACGTCCGCCGGTCAGGGTCCCGGCATAGTCATTATCACAGATTTCAATAATGTCACCGGGTGTGTGCCGCAGCCCCTGAGACCCGAGCGTGAAATCCACCGTCTGCGTTTCCAGCAGTTCGGTCTTTATCACCCACAGTCCGGCACGGTGGGCCTGACCGCGGCTGGTACAGCCGAACGCGTCCATCTTCAGCAGGTTGCGTCCGTAGCGCAGTATGGCTTCCGGGTCTTCCACCAGTTCCGTGGAGGTCTGCCAGCCGTTCTGCGGGTCGGTGTAATTCACCTCCACCGCCGTGTGCCGGTCCTTCAGGGCACTGAAGCTGTAGCGGAATCCCACGCCGTTATCATCCACCACCACATCGCTGTTGGTGTACGGCCACACCACATCCGACGGGCGGTCCTGAACGAACGTCAGCGTCTGGCCGTTCCATACCGGCATACAGCGCATCGCCGAGCAGAAATCACTGAGAACGTCCCACGCCTTACGCTGTTGTGACAGGTACGCATTAAAGGTCATCCGCGGCTCTGTGCCCCCGAAACCATCCGGGACCGTCTGGTCGCAGTACTGCCCGATGGCATACAGCGCCCACTTGTCAACATCCGCCGCCACCAGACGTTTTCCCATGCCGTAGCGCGGGTGAGTCAGCATGTCCCACAGGCACCAGGCCGGGTTGTTGCTGTATGCCGGTTTCAGGCTGCCGTCCCAGATGCCGCTGTACGTGCGTTTTTCCGGGTCATAGTTTGACGGTACCTGGATGATGCGACCGCGGATATGGTAGTTCACCGTCATCTGCTGACCGCCAAACTGCTCCGCATCCACCTGCAGCCCCACAATCGCCGTGTTCGGGTAGCACTGTTTCACATCGATGATTTCGGTGTATGACGACCAGAGCGTCTTATTCTGCAGCTGGTCCGAGGTGCTGTCCGCTGTCTCCCGGACCATCCGGATGTTAAAAGGACGGGGAGGCAGATTATCCAGAATCACCGACGCCAGAAACTGCGAGGTGGTCTTGCCGTTAATGGTGACATCCTTTTCCGTCACCCAGTTACCGTTACGCTGTAACTGAATCAGCAGTCGGACAGAAGAGGGATTACGGTCGCCCTTTGAGGTGGTCTCCAACAGTGACTGCACCCCGAAGGTGACCCGCAGGCGGTCAATGTTCGCGGACGTAATGGTGCGCGTCACCGGCTTTGCCTTCGTCACTTCCACGCCCAGTGCGGTTTCCGCCCCGGAGGACTCAAAGCCTTCAGGTGGTGTCTGCTCCTGCTCCCCGGCGCGCCAGACCGCTGTCACACCATGTATCACAGGATTACCGTCCGTGTCCGTCAGCGGGGTTTTGTTCACCAGGATACTCTGCAGCCCCTTCACCGGACCTTCAATCGGCCCTTCACCAATGGCATCAATCACGCTCATCATCTGCGTGGACTTAAGATTGTCCTTTGCCTCTACCGGCGTGTGTGCCCTGCCGCCACCTTTACCCATAATGTTCCTCTCAATTGGTATTATTAATCGCAGTGATAGGATATTGCACAGCTATTGCGCGATATCATCAGAACGCTGTTTGTTACCCTGTAACCAGCAAGCTCAGTCTGTTAACGGAATTAATGAGGGTTTTATGAAATGTAAAATCATTGCTGCCATTGCCATGCTGACAGCAGCATCATGCGGATACGCAGCAGAACAGGAAGTCCCAATGAACCTTGTCAGTGCTGACGGAAAAGAAGTCAGCATTGGAAAAATAACCATTCAGGAGACCCCCTACGGTCTGCTGTTCACACCAGCCCTTCACTCTCTGCCTGAAGGCATTCATGGTTTTCATGTGCACGAAAAAGGAAATTGCGCCCCGGCACTGAAAGACGGAAAACCGGTCGCAGCATTATCGGCTGGCGGTCACTTTGACCCGAAAAACACCGGCAAACATCTTGGCCCCTGGTCTCCGGATGGACACCTGGGCGACCTCCCTGCGCTGTTCGTGACGCATGACGGAAAAGCGAACTACCCGGTCCTGGCCCCGAGACTGAACTCATTAAAAGAGATTAAAGGGCGTTCTCTCATGCTTCATGCTGGCGGTGATAACCATCATGACCATCCGGAGCCCCTGGGCGGTGGTGGTGCGAGAATGGCCTGCGGCATCATTCAATAATCAGTCAGGTAAGGGGCGGGCCCCTTACCTTTATTCCTCAGGACGATAAATCCTTTCTCCCTGAAAAGAACGGCACATCCTCCCTCTCTGAGTTAATGTTTTTGTCGTGACATAAGAATAATTCCTTACACTCAATCTTCGTAACTCTCCCGCAGTTCCTGTCCGTGAGCACTGCGGGGTTTTTTCGCTTTTATGCCTGCCGCCCGATAACCACCACCTTCCCGTCACCGCCTTCATCACGGGTACTGATGTCCTGGGATATACGGCGGGAGCCAACCAGCATTTCACCGTAAGGCACCGGCATCGGGTTCCCCTGGGCAATCATGTTATCCAGCGAGGAAAAGTACGTGTTCTGTCTGCCGTTATCCGTTGCGCGGTAATCCGGTGTTTTTGCCTTCGGGGCCAGCATCTGGGCCACACCGCCCAGAATCATGCTGGCCCCCAGTGAAAACAGCATCGTGGTGGCAGAAAAACCACCGGCACTCAGGGCTGTACCCCATAACGCCATCGAGCCTCCGGCCGTGAAGAAAGAGCCCACGATGGCTGCCGCCCCCAGCACAATCTGCAGTCCACCCTTTCCGGCCCCGGCCAGTCGCGGCACAATGTGGATGACCGTTCCCTCACCCAGCTGTTCGTGAAGACGGGCATACACCGCCTCCGGTGCCGTGTCATCACCGGCAATACGTATCTGGTACCAGCCTTCGTTCATCTGACGGCGAAAGCCCGGCATCTGCATCGACAGGGCGCGAATGGCTTCCGCTGCCGTGTTCACATACAGGCTGAGGCGGCGGCCAAATCGTTGCAAATCCCCGTGAAGGCAGATGCGTGCCAGTGGCGGTGACGCCAGACAGAATGCGTTCGTCGTTGCCATTTTTCGGAATACCTCTCCCGTTTACTCAGTTGTTCAGGCAGATGGTGAAGCAGCTCACCGTTGCCGCAGTAAATGGCGGCATGGTTCGGTACCGAAGCACCAAAGCAGCACAGCAGAATATCGCCCGCCTGTGCAGAGGACAGGGGCACCCGGTAAAAGCCGGTGACCGCCATATTGTCCAGGTAAAGGTTCTGACCGTTGCGCCACCAGTCATCCTCACGCTCAAAATCCGGCATATCAATTCCCGCCAGATGGTAGGCATCCCGGAACAGCGTGTAACAGTCCGTCACCCCGTGCTCAAAGCGCCGTCCTGTCAGATGTGGCACACAGCGGAATTTATGAATTTCCCCCCGGCAGACCAGCCACCAGGACAGTGCACTTTTTATCTGCAGCCGCCGGTCGGCCTCGCTCAGCCAGGGCAGACCACCGGGATGACTGTGGACCAGTGCCACAATCTCCCCCTGCATCTCTGCCCGCAGCCAGTCTTCCGGTGCAATACGAAAATACGCCTCCGGCTCTGCAGAGATATTCACACAAGGGATATACCGCTCCCCCTCCGGCGTTCTCACCACGAAGCCGCACGACTCCGCAGGCACACACCGCCGGGCATGCGCCAGAATCGCTGATTCTGTCTGTGTCATTGGATTTACTGCGAAAGTTTGTTAATGGAAAGGAAACCGCCAAAATTAGCCACCATGCCGCGCATCTCACACCCGCGCATGCACTTGCTGCATCTGTCCTTACGGATATCGGTGGTGGGTTTATCGAACTCATCCGCCACCGCAGGACCGTTATACCCGCATTCATCTCCCCGGTAATCCCACATACAGGTGTTCGCCAGCATGATGCGACCGGGAAACAGCGCTCCGTCCGTCTCCGTCGGTGTTGCCAGCACAAACGAGGCTGTCATGGCCGTCAGCTCTGACATCTGCTCCACCACCCAGCGGTCGCTCAGCTCCTGCTCCGGGTCCGCTTCCGGATTGCCCGCCACAAAATTCACCGCATCCAGAAAACGGGCATACACCCGGCGGCGGACCACCGTGGCCCCCACCAGGCTCTGCAGGTCCTCCGCCATTCCGGTGACCAGACCGAACAGATTCGACACCGTCAGCGACGGGCGGGCACTGCTGCCCTTCCCGTTCATCTCAAAGCCACTGCCGTCAATCGGGTATGCCTGATATTGCCGCCCCTGCCAGGTAACCGCCTCCCCTTTTTCATTCAGCTCATTGCAGAAAAAATACCGCTCACCACCCTGTACCGTCAGGTCGATTTCCCAGAGTACCACCCGCGGTGACTGCTCTGATTTAACCGACTCGTTCAGACTTTCTTCGTGAATATCCTGCATCAGTTCACCACCTGCTTAAACTCCGCGCTGAATTCAACCCGCAGCATGCGAACCCGTGATGACCAGGCGGCACAGGTCACCTTTATCTGCCGCCAGGCATAAGGCGGTGTCCACAGAAACGCCTTCCAGCCACCGTGCTCTGCCAGGAATGCCTCCAGATGTCGGGCCTCCTCCCGGGTCACGGAAAGCGTCACACGGTATGTTTTCAGGTCAGCATTCAGCCCCGCCGCCATACGCTGCGAATACCCGTCACCAAAACGCACTTCACGCACCGATGGCTGCGAGTTCACCTCCATATCCGGCTTCACTTTCCAGCGAAATGTTTTCATCGCCTGCCTCCGGAAAAGACGCCGCCATCACGCATCTGCGCCTGAATCTCATCCTGCGCCCCCTTGCGGGCCATGTCATACACCGCCTTCATCAGCTGCGGCCCCGCCTGTCCGTTGGTGCCGTCGTTCTGAATCACCACGTGATTGTTCTGATTAAAACTAATGCCTTCCGCCCGCCGCATCTGCGCCGGACTTCCGGCACCGCCCACATAACCACCTTCCGCATACCCGCGCATCAGACGATACAGGTTGCCGACGCCAATCCGGCTGGTTGCCTCCTTCGTGAAGACAAACTCCCCGCGGTGGACAATACCGGCAGGTTCGTATTTGCCACCGGTTCCCGTAAATCCTCCGGTCGCGAAATGGAAGTTCGCCGCCGCAGCCTGAATGGCCGTCCCCGTGGAGGCAGACGCCCCACCACCGAAAGCACCACCCATGGCGCTGCCAATACTCCCGACAATCCCCACCATGGCCTGCTTCAGAAAAATCTCTGTCAGCATGGAGAGCACAGAACGGGTGAAACCACGCCAGCTCTGTTCGCTGCCGGTCAGCATCGCTGCCATATTCTGTGCAATACCGTCAAAGGTCTGCGTGGCCACGCTTTTAACCTGCGAAAAACTGTCCGTCGCACTTTCTGCCCACTCGCCCCAGCCGGACTTCAGACCGG